GGAGAACCACTCGGATTATTTGTATTGGCAATTAACACCATATTTCCAGAAGTTACCGCTTCTGTTTCCTCAATTTCAATTGGTGGAAGATGATTACCCTTATTCGGATGGAGAGCAGAATATTCAGGACTGTTAATTGTAATATGTCCATCTTCCAATGGTCCATTTACATCAACAATCGCTTGCTTGATATTGGTTGCAGAAAAACCAGCTATACTTACAGACAGATCAACAGCAGCATGGGCAGGTGAAGCACTTGCATGAGCACTATCCGCACCAGCCCTTGCAATTGATTCTGCCAGTACAGAAGCATCGGCACTGGTAGCTAAAGACCTCATTGCAGCCCTGATACTTCCTACGACAAAATCAGCTAATCCATTAGGAGACGTAAATGCATCAACACCAATCAAGTCTGCACCAACAGTAGTAACCTGTGAAGCAAGGTCTTCAATGATTTTTTCAACTACTTTTTTAATAGTTGCGTCACCGGAAACTGTCAGTGTATTTGAGCCGTTCCACGATTGACCATCTTCAGCCCCGATATTTGCCCAAAATCCTTCAACATCCATTCCAGCAAGATAATCATTTAGCCAAGTGGCAAACGCAATCAAACCTTCCTTTGGAGTACCGGCTATCAATGCCTCTGGAGCAATGTGTTCAAATCCGGTTTCCCGAATCCAGTCCTCACGTTCTGAAATATCAATATCAGAATCTATGATTACGGTTGCACCATGTACGATCATAATATCGCCAATTTTAATGGCATCTGGTTTATAATCCTCACTGCCAATATATTCAGTCGGTTTCTCTGCCCTGTCCAATAATACGGTAAAAGTACCATCCGTCCAAAGTTGTCCACCGTTTTCATATCCAACCGGACCACGAGTAACATATATTTCATAATCATCGTACAGCTTTGAAAATACATCTTGGTCGTGACCATCCTTCACGGGGTCTGATAATTCTCTTTTGAATGCACCCCATACTGCTATCCAGCGGCCTTGACCGGTACCAAGATCATCGGTTACAGAAGTACCCTCGTAATCAATATCACAGCGGATTTTCAGCAATTCAGTAGCAAGTCTTTTGACCATTCTACCCAGATTATCAACATAACGAAAATCTGATATCATAACCGCCTCTTCGGCAGATACAGGAACCTCACACAGATCAGCACCGCTAATAATACCAGTGCCATAGGCAAACCGCATATTGTTTGAAATTGCATCTTCGGCACCGTCAAATGCATCATTTAAGTCGGTATCACTGACAACTTGTTTGTAATAAAAATCTAGCTTATCCATATCTCTATCCTTCCGCTAATACTGTTGTAGTGCCTAATTGTGACACTCCTAATACCCAATAATCAGTAGTTACATCACTGGTAATCTGGATAAATTCTCCAAAATGCTCTTGTGATGCTTTCATATATGCTATCAGTTTTCTGGCACTTGCTTCTTCATTACCTGTCATTACCCGGACAACACCGTCAACCGAAAATACTTCTATATTAAATGTAAATTTCAATCTTCTGTTATCCATTCCCAGCACGGTGTCAACTCCAAGTTCTGATTGTCCTAATATCCAGTAATCTTCCTGCGAATAGGCGATAACATTGGAATCAATTTTAAGAAAGAAACTTAATGCTGCTTCAATACCGGGACCAGTACCCTTCAATTTGTATAGCGGCACCAGATTATATACAAGTCTCCGCATCATAGTTTCGTCAAGATCAAGCCAGTCAAACGGATTTCCCAAGTCTTGTAACATTGCTTCTACAAATATCATTTGAGCTGTTTCTGGATTCCAAGTTGATGGAAATTTATCAACATCATATAAAACTAAATCCAGTGGTTCCTGCAATGTTCGCAATATCCTGTATGCATCTTTTGACTCGTCCATTGTCCGATTAACTTGCGGAATCATGTCATACAATTCCAGTGTTCTTTTTGCTGGTACAGGTGGTTGCCAGCCTAAAAAATCTGCATAATTATTATTCTCATCAATGACGTTACCATCCATGTCCTTTATTTCAGTACATGAAATCTTGTATGGTGATAATGGGGTCATCTGAGTGTTTGTTGTTATTTCCACAGTTTGAGTATCAATAAATTGTGCGGAAATGGGCGTTAGCGACACAGTGGGCGTTAAAGTATCGTTCTCCCTTGTGATAGTATAGTTAAGATGATTCAATGCCTCTGTGGGCATTATTATTTCAGACTCAGGTTCTAAAATAAACCTCTCGTCTGAATTGTACAAATCATACAGTTTTCTTCTTTCACCTGTTCTACCATCCAAATATGTGGAAAATGCAGCAACCGCATGTTCACCAGACGAAGTATTGTACGGAAGTTTCCTACTAGATTTTTGTGTTGGAAATCCAAGCACAGTATTTGCCGTACCAGACACCACTTGGATTGAACCACCGCTGTCATTAGATTTAATATAAACCCTGTTATTTTTTTCCCATGCCGTAGCGGTATCTAACTCAGCATCAAGAAAAGCAGCCACTTCAACCGCTGTAGCATTTTCATTATCCAAGAACCATGATGATAAAAATCTTATTTCAACTGGATCGTCATTATCAACTTTTATTACCAGAGTATCCAAGTGCTTGATGAAAAAAAGCTCTGTCCCGGATGCAACATATGGATAGGTGAAATCATCTTTTATCCATCTCCGCAATACAGTATCATATTCAAGCGTCTCCAATCCCCATGGAAACAATGCCTGCACAGTCTGTGGCGATAAATCATTTTCCACAAGAGATTGACCAAAATGCAATCTTATCTTAGTCTGTCCCCACGCTTCGGCATATGAAACCATTGGTAGTGTTAAGTCTTCTATCCAGAACGAATAATTGGTATCAATTGTACCAACATGGACACCATCTGATTCGGATATCACTCTGACATTTGTTCTATTAAGACTCACGAAGTCTTTTTCAGGATTTATATCTATTGTCAGAGTATCGTTATTTAATGACCAGTCGCCTGAAAACCCCGGTTTCCAAACTTCACTTGCATCACCGGAATATAATGATCCATCAAATACCAATATTTTATCAATCCAGACTTTTGTTTTTTCGATTGAAATACTGTCATTATCTGGATTGATAATTTCAAGATAAACGCTTGAATCAACTGGAACCTCATGTTCATAAGGCTCCGGGTCACGGTTTATTAACGCCGGTTTAGATTGATCTCTATCTAGTACAACGGTATCAACGCCTACAAACGGTATCTGATAGCCTATGGTGTCAATGGATGTGGTTATCCACGTCAAATCCGATACAAGTGTAAGTCTAAACGCAACCGAATGCTCTCCGGCGATTTTTGAGACATTAGCGGCCAGATCATAACGGGTTCTAGCCCTAGCCCTATTCATTACCATTCTTGATTTTTTAACACCATCTATCAGGATTGATAATTCCCATCCATGCAGCGGAGGTGCTTCTGTTGGTAGTTCCATAAAAAAAGCAGCACGAACGTAATTGATAGTCGTAAGGTCAATGTCTTGTGATACTTGCTGTCTGTCTCCAGTTTTTAGACCGTAAGGAATATCAACAGTCCAAGAGGTAGGTAATTCTTCTGTACCACCATCATAAGTGGCTTCATGATAATACGGGAAAATAGTATTTTTCTTATCAAGTCCAAGACAGAACACCCAGTCGCCATGAACTGGAGTCCAGGAATCTGGTTCTATCCTGCCCCAATTGATACCCTTTGTGCCTATTTCAAATACTGTTTTTTCTGCCATTTTTTACCCGCTTAAACAGTTGGTGCCAATTGTCTAATCACTTCAAGTGCGTCAAAGTAAACCCTTCTAGTAGAGTCTCTTATCATTGCACCAAAACCAACGTAACCAAATAACAATGGTGCGCTACCAGAATTTATCTCATTACGATCATCAACAAAAACACCGTCTGGAAATTCAAGGGCATCATTAAACTGAATTGGCTCCCATACAGGATCAGTGACATCACCTGCTCCAACACTTTCCGCAATATCAGATTTGAATGCCCATAACACAACATCGTCATTATCATTGACAACCATATCCAGTCGTAATTGATGCCACACGTTATCGTCAAAGGCATCTTGTGAATATCTCAATATCGTAGTATCGCTTTCCTCAGATATTGAGGGAATACCGTTAACGATCTTGCCCTTTGCCAATACAATTCGATGCGGAACTGCATTCTCTAATCCAAGCAAATAGCCATCGTCATTAACCGAATTACCTTGTGCGCCAATAAAGATAAACGGTGAGTAATTTGTTTTCCCACCAGATGCACCTTTTTTTATCGCAGCAGATACATAACCACCACCACCAGATTCAGTTGCAACTCTTGGCAAAATTGGTGAATAACCTTCAATAGTACAATACAATGCTACCGCCCCGGCTACTGATTGTATTGAATTCATTGCGAAAACAAAATCATTTCCACCGACCGGAGAAGGATAGCCATGACTAGGACCACGCTTGACTGTTATACCCTCCATGTCAGTACCGTCAATTGAATCTTCCATTACTGCCCAATCTGTTTGTGCCATAATATTCTCCTAAACTGTTGAAATTGGATCAGGATAATCAGGCCAACAATCTGGCACAAATGTCTCACTATATCCAATGGTTGTACATCCTATAGGACTATCGTTACCAAATTCAGCTTGATAATCAGGGTCGTCAAACTGCCAATCAAAACCGTTTGGCAACATTTCCTCCCAAGTGTATTCAGGACTGAGATTCCAATTTTGATCGAACATTTCTATGTCTTGTGGATTTGCAGGTTCTTCCCAATTTCCAAAAACCCCACGGCTATATTGTATCTGTTGATTGATTCTGGCAATGTATCCAGACCATACTCCAATCAAATTCCAGCCATCACGATCCGCACTGTCAGCAGGTTTTAGAAATACAGATGTAGTATCAGAAACTTCCGGTAATGATATTTTTAATCTTTTAAACCAAATATCGTCAGTGGAATCTTCTGAAAATACTCTTTTAGATTGCTGTACCGTAATTGTCCAACCTGTAAAAAATGAACTTGAATCAAACCATGTTTGAAGTTCGTCTTTTAACTCGTCAAGCGTATATGATCCTTCGTCAATAGTGAATTCTCGTCTCTCTATATCCTGACTATCCACATTGGTTAAAAACTTACCTATTGTAAAAACAGTTTGCGATAAAAATGAAATTGACGTATCGGCATCCTCTTGCTCAATTTCAAATCTTTTTGACTGAAAATCAAGATCGAAAGTAGACTGGAAAACTTTCCATAATTCGTTACCTTCATCAATCCACCAGCCATTGAAAATTTCAAGTTCTGAACCATCTTCCATAATTGCCGAAATAGAACCATCTGGAGTGGAATACAGATAATCCGCATTATCGTACCATCCTTGCTCGAAACTTTCTAATGCACTTTTGCGACCGGCTGGAACATTAAAATCCGCAACATAATAACCACTGCCAAGGCTAAACTTGTATTCGGCTATCAGCCACTGTTCTATTTCATATTGCAACGAAAAAAGAGCAATGTAATACCCGATGTCAAGAAATGATCTTGTCCATTGTTCTGCACCGGCAGGGTCTTCCAAATCTGATTCTTCAAATGACCAGTTTATATCGGGTGTGTCTGCTGGTACAAAACCGCCCCATGAGGAAGTTCCCCATGGGGTGTTGCCGTAACCAGTTCTGTTTTCGTCAGTCATTACCTACTCCTGTGGATAACGATTATCAAATCGTAAATTCATTTTACAATTCCAATCATAGAGTGCAAGTCTTTTGAATTCAGACCCAACAGACCTGACTCTGAGATAAAGCAATGATCCAGCCGGACAATGGATTGGGACACCAGCCCTTTGTTGACCTTCTGTATTTACCCTGCGAGTTCTATTATGTACTGGAAAAAAGAAATCATTTTTATCAAAAGTAGCAACATTTGAATATACAATATTTCCATCTGGATCAACAATCAGTGCCTCAATTTCAGGGAAATACTTAATAGTCTTTTCTACTGTTGATGTTATTTCTGTAATTGCGGCTGATATATCGCCTGAACTCATACTAGACATAAGAGTCAGATACATTCTTCTGTAAAGCCACTCAGAATCAAATAAGTACGCATATTTTCCAGATGGCATAAGTTCCAACCATGCTTCAAAATCATCAATAATTAACGGCTGGTCAAACACTTCGTAATCAATATCGCAAATAGCAGTACCGGCCAATGATTCGCCTATTTCAGCAAGAGTTTCGCCAAAATCTGCTGATACCAATGCCCTGCTATTTTCATCCGCACCAGATGATTTTTCAAATCCAAGAATGTTCATTTTAAATCCAGGAAAAATCTCACCTCCGATTACCAGTACATAAATTTTATCCATATCAATCGTATCACCCTCACCGATATAATCTACTGTTGTCCTAAATTGATTCGGCATAGCACCCCAAACTGTTGAAAATTTCAAGTTTGTTTTTCCAAGGTTTTTTGAAACTATTTTTGCTTTAAATGAGTTTTCAAAATATCCGGCATCACATATTTGATCGTCACCGGCATCGTGAGCAGTAACCAGTGTCCACGGGGAACCTTCTGTTAACGGTCCATCTGGAAGTGACTCGCCTTTTTCTGGAAAATCATCACCAGTGTATTCATATAGCGACGTATGAAGTAATCCGGCAAATTCTCCACCAAACCAAAACCTAATTTTATCAATCCATATATCAACATTAGAAGAACATGCGCCGGACTTGAAAATAAATTGCATGGCATACAAATAATCTTCAATATCAGAATCTAGTATACTGGATAGATACTCAGACATCTGCATATTCGGACTATAACATTCAGAAATCGGAAATCCATACAATGACCATCCATTGTCGTCCTGTTCGAGAAACACACCATCAATTACCAATTGTCGCAAATCCGTAAATTCAGAACCTTCATTAAAATGCATAACCAGTTGCGGACTGGTATTTTCAAAACTCTGTATTTTTTTATTCTGAAAAATGATTTCCTCGAAATTATGATCAAGACTTCTTATTACAGAGCTTGGATTTTTAATCCATGCTGTGATAATTACATCCTCTTGCAAGAAAATCAAATCTCTCTCGTCCTCACCAATTTTACGTGCTATTGTTATTAAATCATTTTCCCGAAATGTATTTGCGGAAACTTTTAACGCCGCAGTCCCTTCCTTGTAGACAACTGTATCTCTCAAAAGTGTAGCATCGCAGTTTAATGGAGTTGTATCAGGATCAAAGCCAGACACTAATTCAATTACATCGCTAATATTTATTGAACCAAACCATTTATTTGAAATGCAATCAACTTCTTCAAAGTCTTCAAATGTTTGCACGAAAAATTTCTCATCATTCCAGAAATCTGATATTTGCTCGATTATCTGTACATTTGAGATAAACGATTCAATAATTATCTCATCGCCACCACCAAGGTCTAGTGTAATATAGGAATTCACAGAAAGTGCATTATCTAAAAATGTTGCGTAGCTTTCACCGCTACAACCATCTCCAAACTCGCCAATAAAGGTTAAATAAAAATCATCTGCAAGTATACCACCCGCAAGTGCTGAATCAAGTACATCCCTTAACGTGCCAGTATTTCCAGTTAAAAGCGTATGTGTATGAACTCCAATCGTTGCAAATAATTCCATTGACTCAAGAACGTCAGCATCATCACGTGCTACTTTAAAAGCGTCCTCATATTCGTCATTTCCAGTATCAACTATGTCATCAGCAGGGTACAATGCGCCAACCTTGGTCAATATTGATGTGTGCGGAATTACCGTTGTGCTTGTAAAAGTAACAGATTGTAAATTGTCAAGTGTTTTTCCAAAACCAATAAGCTCCAATGCAAGGTTCTCACCATTGAACTTAAGATACGAAGCATAATTTTCACCTACTCTAAAATTTTGATCAGTAAGTTTAGTATATTCCGGTTCACCAAACTCCTGATCCGCAAGATCGTCATCCAATCCAACAGATACTTGCAATTGCATATTGCCAAACCTTGTGCCTTTCGGTTGCAATAATTGCACAGCCATTGTATCAGACGCAAACTGGTAATTATTGCCAATAAGCTGCTCTTTGTCGTGGGTCATCTGGACAACATTTTCTTTCTGTTGTCTGACATCATCTGCAAGTTTATTCGACAACCTTACTGGCACTCCCAATGGAAATGTTTTTTCAACACAATTGTTTGTACCACCCATTCTGTTTTGTAAAAACTTTTCATGCGGTTCGGTGTACTCTTCATATCCGACAAAAGGCCTTACTGCGAGTGGTCGTAATCTGTCAAGTACTCTAACCGCAGTATTCTGTAAAATTGTTCCAATTATTGATGCCATAATAAAACTCCTTTTTGTGACTATACCACTCTTGTTTTGATTGTAATATAAATATCTTCCGGGCTACCGTCTTCAATTTGCAACAATACTGCTTCTAGAATATCGTTTTTACTTGCGTCTTGTGTAACCGGTATTCTGGAATCAAACATTGCATCGTAAGCAATTTGAAGAGCTTGTTCTGGAAATCCTTCACCACCATAGTAATAATACGGATATCCATCACCCATTATACTGACACCATTCAACTGAATATCAATAATAGTAGTGCCACCGGTTCCCTGTACTCGTCTCCAAGCGTATACCTTGATAATTTCAAGACCTTCGGGAATGATTATTTTTCCATCAATAGAAAATGGCAAATCACTTGAATCTATTACCGATAAATCGCCACCAAGTGTAAACTTAAAATTAGATATTGATTCACCTGATTTTTCAAAGGTAATTGATGAACAAACATCTTCCGGATCGCCACCTTCAATCTCGTCTAAAAATACCGAATATACAGAATCTTCCTCAATCGCAACACCTTCTGGATTCTTTACATCAACTTCGTCATTGCCATCACCGAATGAAATTGACGGACGATCTGTATCAGTGACCAATACGGCGGTTGAAGGCCATATTTTTTTAAGACTTATTTTTGTATCACCAGATGTACCGCCAACATTTCTCCATAGTGCAAATGCTTTTAAATCCATTGCCTCCATGCCAATGAATGTATCTATTGCCAATGGTAATTCTGCTGATATTACTGACAACTCTCCAATCAATGAATTATGTGAAAGCTGCCTGCCACTTGGATTCGGATGATGCAGGTATATCACCGCAAATAAATCTTCTGCATTGCCCGACTCAATTGAATCAAACCTGATATCAAGGGTGTCCCCCTCGGATACAGCACGATTGATTACAGCGGTGCCAACGATTTCACTCCCCATTCCCGGTGTGAATGAAATACGATTACTACCAGATAATATAGTTGAGTCATTCAAGGCCACATTTACAATTGTCTCACCGGCATCACCGGCAGCACCACGATAGACGACAACCAATCTCAATACGCCATCTTCTGGCACTGGAAATTTTCCATCAATCGGTGTAGATATCGGATAAATATCCAATGGACCACCAGATAACGAAAATCTTGGATATGTTGCGGCCTCATATGTAGTAACAGGTGATTCGGCGGCGTTCGGTGGGAACATGAATATGCTACCGCTTACTCCAACGCTAAGGACTTGACCGATTGCAATAGTACCCTCACTTAACACACTTCCATTTGTACCAACATAAACATTGGCAAATAAATCCATGCCAACCGTATTGCACTTCACGGGACCTATTACCACCACATGACATCGTTCACCATCTGGAACTGATAATTCGCCGTTTAAATCACCTGCAATTATGCCGTAAATATAGCCAATATCAACATCTGAGGCCTTTTCTATGGTTGGGATGGGTATAAGTCCACCTTCACCTGTTTCAAGCAGTTTAACGGCCAATCCGGCGGTTAATAATGAACCAGAATTATTTCGACAAATAACAGGTGCGCCGGCTCCTACCATACGATCAAGTAATCTGATATCCAAATACCTTGATTCTGCCCAACCTTGACCACCAAACTCTTGCTGTTCTTTGTATGCCGGTATTCTTGACTGAATTCTCTGGGTAAGAACGGTAGCAATCTCATAATGAATGCTCTCACCATCATTTACATTTAATGACAATAAGTACGATCCGACCAAATCAGCAACAAATGTTGGATTTTCAATATCCGCATCGGATAATACTGCAACCGAATCAGGTGGTGCGGAAACAATATTCCATTCCCATGTCAGAACCCCGGTGTTATCTTCATTTGTCAGATTAACAATCGAATCCAATTCAATTGAAGTATTTGATCCAGCCGCTCCATTTATCAATATTTTAGCAGTACTCATTTTACCCTCACAGACTTACACTTGTATCACCATCAACAAGAGTGACAGTTCCGAGTTTTGGAAATTCGTTCATTAGAATTGTTTGATCTTTCTGCGCCCCGTTTAATGTCATGTCACCAACATTCGGTGATATTTTTCTAACACCAGTGGTATCTCCAATGACATCCCTTATATCGCTCAATGCTATTTCAGGGATTGGATTACCATCCACGTCTTTCATGTTGTAACCGTAATCAACCTTGTCGTTCGGAGTACCATCTGTATTCGTGGGCAAAAAGAAAGTTACAAGATTTGCCCGTATACTGGCCGCAACTACAGCAGCAGAATAACCGGACTTAAAATAAACAACAGAATAAATATTTATCGTCCGAAAAACAGTATCACGCAATGACAGAACGAAAGTCGGTGGACATGGATATACGACTTTGCAATCGTTATAAATCAAATCCTTGTCAGTTTGGTTCATCTGTTCGCCATCTGAATCTATAGTATAAAGCCTGCCAGTGTTTTCCTCAATTGCACTATCTCTATCGGCAGTCAACATCAATGCCCTACCAGCCCCCCTGTTTATTGCCCTTATCTCATAATCCTCATCAGCGATTGTACGACTCAATGCCCGTAAACTTGCCGGACCCTTGATTCTCGCAGAATTGATAGTCTCACGATCAAAACCACCACTTGATTTACTTGGATTTGTTACTGAGAATAAAACCGGATTACGGGATGGGTAGGTGACAAAAGAACCATCGACAACAGTCAATGAATTCTCTGCAACCCTGCCACCCGTACCACCACCGTACTTATACTCAAATGTTAATGTTGATTGTGGAATCGCACCGTTAATACCATTTCCGAAATACAATGTTGCACGGTCGTATTGATCTACCAATAACATTACATGCAAATCAGTTGGTTCCGATTCAAGTAAGGTGTCCTTTACAATCCAGTTACCTTCAATGTTAATACCTATTATCCACTCTTCATCCTGAGATTCCAAAAATGGAGTTTTTTGTAAAGCAAATTCCTGATAAGGTAATTTAGTTGTTTCGTATGATTCTTCATATGTTTGAGAATTTTCAATAGCAAGTGTTATTTCAGTTTCCCCCACTTCTAGTAAAACAGTTTCGTCATTCATTGTCTGATATACAATTGTACTCTGTGGGTCTTTCGTCCGAAAAATTGTATGTGGTGCTATTGGGATAGGCTCTGAAACTACACCGTTAATTAACGTCATTGTCTCGAATGCAGTTGCAGCCGTTTGTCCAGACATTCTATAGTCAATCAATTGCAATAATGCTATCGCCTCTTTCCGCAATGTGACTGTAGATATCTTCCCCTCCATTGCCTGATGGTCTTGATACCCGGTAACAATATCTAAGACGAACGAAAACATGTCAATCAACATAAGGCCAAATGCTCCTGGCGAGTCGTCCGTCCATTCTGGGAACACAGAACCAAGTAGGTCAAGCATTCTGGAGTTAATGCTATCAAAATCCTTATCCGTATAATCGAGATTTTCTCTTAGTACATCATTTGCATTAGACATTATCTACCTCAAAATTCAAAAGTTTTAGATCGTTCCCTGTCATCTTGCGACAATGGGTTCACGACATAAAAAACTGTTATTTTAATTTTTCTGCCACGACCGCTATCCCTATCCTCAATTGTCAAATCAATTTTGGTAATACTTGCCCTCGGCTCATATTTGTCCATCGCCGCTAGAATATCATGTTTTCCTAAGTCGTTTATAATTTCCTTGGAATAACTTTTGTGCCTCATGTAATCTATCAATGTTCCGAAATTTTGATTCCATCTAAGTTCACCCGGATTAGTTGCACTCTTTGCCCTTGTTGCAACAATATTCAGCAAAGCAGATTCAATTGAAGTCTCCCCGGCTCCATTTCTAAAATCACCAGCCCCGTCCCTCTCGAACGGTATAACCAGCCCTTTCCATTTATTTTCGTATAGCGACATATAAAACTCCTTACGAGACTACCATTGAAGAGCCTGTTGGAAGTATTAACAAAACATTATGCAACGCTTTTACAACTATATTGAGTGCATCAATTGGAGCTTGCAAGAAATCAGCCGATGGTTCTGAGCTTGCGTTTTGTGCCGATGATTCAATCTCACTCAAATCGGGGATATCAATTGTTGGCAATTTTGCAAGTTCTAATAATGTGTTTACTATATCCAATGGTGGTTTTATTGTATTAAGTATTTTTTCAATCAGGGTGATTGATTGTCTTACATTGCCCTCTTCACAAGAAATAATTGATGAAAATTCAACATCAAACAATTCAAGATTTAGAATAAACGCCTTTCTTAAATCTTCTATTTTGCAGGCTAAGAATTTTAAAAATTGAACTATAGCAGATAATATTGATACGGTAATGCAAACGATTCCCGCAATAAACGCTGGTAATGATAATGGAGGTAGATAGCCAACTATGTTGACAGAAAGTTTTATCAAATCTATCATACAATCCATTAATTCCTTTGGATTGAGTGAAAATATCGCTTTTGGAATTGCCTTCAAGCAATCTATTGTTTTCAATGACAATCCCATTAAGTCGAATACAGGCATCATTGGTGCCATTATTCCCATTAAACTTTTCAGCATTAAATTCAGTGGTTCCAGCGGATCAAAACTCATTGAAGGAAAATTTGGAATTTCTATCCCTGCAAATGCCAACTTGCAATCATAAGTTCCTTCTGCCGGAGTCATATGGGGACATTCTCCCTCTTCTCCGGGTTCGGTTAACGTACCGCAATTTTCTAAATCGTAATCTATACTCATATTGCACCTATATTGGCTTGTTTACTGGTTGAACAGAACGATCCTGTATGATTGTTCCACAATTACCTTTGATTGCAACCTTGCCAATGGCGAGTATCTTAACCGCCTTTGTGCCAGCTACAACTACCTGATTTTTTGCACCATCAATTTCAACATAGCAATCATTATTACCGGGTACTGTATATACCTTGAAATAACCTCTACCATCCGGGAATTGTTCATCAACAGTACCCTTACTCATTTCAAATCTAAGACCTCCCAATTGAAATGAAAACGTATCGGGATCACCATTATGGGAATCTGTTGGTAATCCACCGTTAGGATTATCCCCGCAAATATATCTCGGTTGATCTGGATCGCCATTTACAAAAAATATCCCTACAGTAGAATCTTTTGCGGGTACTAGAAAGCCACCCCTGTTAGCACTACCACCACCAATAGTACCCCATGGCCTAATCCAACCAGACTCAGGTTCAAAGTGACCGGGAACCTCGACCTTCACACGCCATCTGTTTTCAGGGTCGTTTACATTAACAACAGTTCCCTCCGTGGGAACCCTTATCTTTCCATCTGGATCAATCAATCCCATTACAGACCTGCCTTAATAGTTTTGCTAACCTTTGTTGCACTTGCATTCACTGTCCCAAAAACAGAACCACCGCCGATAGTCGGACGGTCGAAATGATACTGATATGCAGTGTCCTTAGTACCGTCAGATAATTCATCTTCTATCTCTTCAACAGACCCGGTGTTTGGATCATTGATAGTTTCAATATTAACGTTAGCCTTTGATTCAACACGCTCGGATGCATCAATCGAATCAATCGTCTTATAGCTTTCTTCAACACCCTCATCCAAGTATGCCAGTGGAATAATGGCACCGGGCAAGGGTATTTCTAGCGGTGTCTTTCTGCCCGCATCCCTGATAAATTCTAGGTCTTGAACAAAATCAGCACCAATAGTGGTCTTACATTTTTTGATATAATACGGTCCCGATGCATACTCAGAAGCACACACAAATGTAATCAATTCCTTGGCACGAATCCTAGTATCACCAACAGCCGGGAATGATAATTTTGCTATACCAGATGATTTTCTGAAAAACTTTCCATCAACTTCTTTTTTTGCAATATCTTTATTTGGTGCAGATGTATTTTCAGCAACGGAATTTGCTATACTCTGTATGACCGGATTTGATGAAAAAGTATCTGGACTAAAAACTTCCTGAGATTGTCCAAGTCCTTCTCTCTCAGTATCATCATTTGATGCAACTACCTCAAACTTCTTACCAGTCTTGGAGTCCTTCCCGCTTAGTTTTATCTTACCCGGTTTTCTGCGTGAAAAATTACTTTCAAAATTCGGCTCACTAAGAATATCACCACCGATACTTGAACCGGGTACTTCAAATCCCCACGAATAGGCTCGAATTGGTTTTGTGGAAAATCTTCTTTTGTGGAAATGAAAACCAGTATGGTCAATATAAAATTGCACCCCTGCTTTTTTTGCCATTCTTGACACAAATTGTGCATCTGTTTCCGATTGGTGAATACTTGGATAAATGCTCCCAGTCTCGTCAATGTGAAGCATCGAACCGTAATAACCGTTGTCGTGTGCAATCTCTTCAACCACTTCGGCTACAGTTACCCATTCCCAAAGCATTGATTTTCCAATATTGTTCAAAGTATCAGAAATCGAACGACCGTTAACAGTAAGTACAGACCAGCCCTTTACATTTTTAATAATACATTTTTGTTGTGGTGTCATATCATTGCGATATCCCCACGACACTTCTATTTTTTGACCTTGTGAGAATCTTGGATCATCAAGAAATTTCAAATCTCTATTATCAACCACTAGTTCAAATTCGTCTGCTTTAGTATCATCGTCATCAAAAGAAAAACTCATAAACCTGTCTGTCAGGTCTATAAATCCAGCTTGTTTTGAGTAAAGAACTTTGATAGAAAAAAAAATTCCTTCGCCAGCATTGGTTTCAATTGCACCATAATTTTTCCACATGCTGCTCATCAGAATTGTTTTCTCCTATCGGGGTTCTGGATAATTTGAGTCAATACCCTTTTTGATGGAATGAGTATTTCTGTATTAGCCTGAAATGATAGTGTCGGATCGACTATTGGATTAGGCTGAAACTGAGCAATTGCCCACCAATAACGCCATCCATTATCACCATAATAGTATTCCGCAATCTGGTCAATAGTTTGCCCTTCTGTGGTGTAATGAATTACCGTATCCGCATGTTCTTCAAAGCGAAAAGGAACGGGAGTTGATAAAAACAACTTTCCCGTTCTGCGCACGGCCAAACAGAATTGATATCTACTATTTTTTCTTGGTGGCATTTTTCACCTCACCAATGGAATCCATGTCTACGCACATCATCACTCCATTTTCTAGCGGTTCTTATTTCAGAACAACTCAAATCAAACGACATCACCATTGGTCTGCCAAGTGGATCACGCCTTCCATATGAGACTTTGATTGAATTTACCCTGACAAGACCAGTGTAAATACCGGGACAAGATAGCATTACATCCGGTGGTGTTGCCCCTACCATGTTTTCTTTTAAAAACCTTCCATCGGCAAACGCAAGTGATTGAAGAAATCTCTTGAAATCATCAATATATTGAGCTGCATCGTCCTGTCCCTGTTGTCGCATTTTCATAACCGATAATCTGGATACCCATAATTGAATTGGTCTTTTTGTAGAGCTGGTTCCCTTATAGACTGGAAACTCTTGCGACATGGTATAATTCAACCGTTGCTCATAATTTGCCACCACACCCTCTTCGAGTGTTGTGGGATTGAACGGCATTTGCCATTCTTCACCAGTGGTTCTGTTTTGAATCAATCCCCTTACTGCCTCTTGCATTGGATTCGACATTATTATTCTCCCGGCGAATATTGCCTGTCGGCAGTTTTATTGTTCTGTTTGGCAACTGCTTTTGCAATCTTCTCACCATCGAGTACCACCACCGTTTCAATCGGTCGATCACTTGCTTGTTTCATCGCCACAGTAGCGTCCCTGATAGCCTCTGTATCACCGGAGCTTGAAGTCTGAGCCGCCTCTTGTGTTATCTGAACCTGACCGGCAGCAGTAGCACTAGCGGCAGGTGCAACATCGGTTTCGTTACCTGTACCAGTATCGCCCCGGACGACCTCTATGCCAGTATTGATAGAACTTTCCAATTGTTCTGCATACTTTCCAACACCGGGTATTTTTGATGCCATACTCAATATTGCACGTAACGGCATTGTCATCATTTCGAGTAAAAATGCAGCACCACGTCTGAATAATCCAGAGACAAAATCCCACGCACTCGACATTACACCCATAAATAAACTTGCAAAACCTGACACCGCTTCTGAAATATAACTAATCGCATTCGAGGCCATCACCTTTACCTCATCCCAATATACGACTAGCAATACAAGGCCAGCAATTAGAGCCATTATTCCCACAACAATCCATGTAAGCGGGTTTGCCAATAATGCGGCTGTAAACGACCAGACAGCAGTAGTTCCGGCGATCAATGCTGGAATCATGCTTGTCATAAATGTTGCTGCTGCTGCGACTGCTGAACCTGCCCATGATATCATTCCAACCGCACCCCAGAACATATATCCCGCCATCGTAACAATTACTCGTTTTAATGCACCTGCCATCAATACGGCCTGTCGTGCAGCCCATTTCACCATTGAAGCAGTACTTTTAGCCACAAATTTATAGACAGCAATCGTAGCTGCTTTCATACTCCCCAATACACTTACTTTAAATTTAAACATTGCACCAATTGCACTAATCGTCATATTTGTAATTGCCTTGACGAAGAATATTTTGGCAATACCGAATGCTCCCATTGCCAACGTCACGGTTCCAATAGCAAACAATAACATTCCTAGTACTGCAACCGTTTTCATAATCGCAGAAGTCAAGCCCGGATTCTCTTTTGCAAAATCTGCCATACCCATAACCAGATCGCCAATAACACCAATGACGGGCGTGATAGCCTCCATCAGCCCCTTGCCTACATGAACCATTAGCACCTTGATTGCAGCGGTGGCCTTATCTGATTGGAATGAGAACGATTGGGCAACTTTATCAAACGCCTCTTTGGTCGCACCAGTCGAATGCTTGACCGCCCACAGATCGGCAGCGGCAGTTTCTGCGTTTTTGCCAGTCATTGCCAATATTGCGTTCAATGCCTCTCCAGAGCCAATGAGTTCTTTTAATTTTAATTTGCTGCCATCGACAGATTCGGTTACTTCTACCATCCACTGCTGAAGACCTTTCGCCTTGAGATTTTCAAGACTGAATGCCGCTTCAACTTCGGGTCCCATCTTCTTCGCTATTTTCTGCTGTTGCAATACGCCCATTAGAGCTGCTTTCAACATGGTGGCACTCTTGGCAGTATTGTTACCGCCCTTTGTCATCGTGGCGAAACCAGCGGCAATCTGGTCAAATCCAAGTCCCAATGAATTGGCAAGTCCGTTCACCTCACCGATAGAATGAGACATCTCACCAAACGTGGTCTTTCCGCCCTTGATTGCCGCAAACATCATATCGCTAGCCTGTGTTGCTGTATACGACTGGTTCGTATATGCATTCAAGACATTTGTAAGACCGTCAACAGCGGTATTGGCATCACTCACGCCAGCAGTGGCGGCCATCATTGCAGTGTTCAAGAATGCTATTGATTCCTCTACCGGGATAGACGCACTGAGAGTGTTGTAAAGGGCTTTTGTGGTGTTACCAAGCTCACCACCATACTTGGCCATCACGCCAAGGGCTTCATCACCCATTATGGTTAATTTTTCTTTCGTAATATCTGCGACCGTCCAGACCTCAGACATTCCAGATTCCCATGAAGCTGACACCATCATTGGTGCGGCAACTGCTCCTAATATCGCAGCACCACCACCCATCATTTTCAAGCCCCTGCCCATTGAAGCTGATGCACTATCTATCTTGGTTTGAGCCTGCTCGGAAGATGATCCAAGACCTTCAATATTATTCCTGATACCACGAACTGCCCCGCTAGCCATATCCTTGGCAGTAAAAACAAATCCTAGTCCAAGATTATTGAGTGCCATGCTATTTCCTTCTCAATGGTTATATTGTTTGCTTATGTTTTGTGCTTCACGTTTTCGCCTATCAGATATCATTTCCAACATCAAATCAGCCTCATCTTGTGTTAAATTAAAAACCGATTTCCAATCAATATTTAAACCTGATCCACCGTGATCCTTCCAACACAATTCAAAAGCCTTTCTGTAAATATCTGATCTTTTATATCTTGGTAAGATCAGATGAATACCACTTACAGGTTCGCCTCTACCCTCTTCCTGCGTTTCGCCTGAATCTTCTTCTGAGGCGATAAGAAGCCCCGCCCGAAAGGGAGTTCTGTTTCTCCAACATAATTACAAACATTGCAACTAACAATTAGTGACGTATCTACACCGCAATCAACCTCGTCCATTGCATCTCGTAGTAAAGATGCATCGGATGAAGTCATTTCTTTTTGTAAAAAACGTTTTTTCTTGGCATCGTCTATACCGGATATTCTTTTAATTCTTGGCATGATGCTCAACGACTGACGACCCTGTGTGATCTGTCCAGTACGTTGCATATGCATAACCGCTTTTTCGTGAGCACCGTTTTGCAATGAAAATTCAACGGATGTATCGGCATCTTCCAACCTGCATATGAATGGCTGGTTATTAGCAAGTTTCTGTTTTGATTCTTGTGAAAGAAATTGTTTAAGTGCCAACATTTCCTCTAAGTCCACATCAATATACTTAGTCGCATCGCACTGTGGGCATTTCCAGAGGAATGAAAATTCAGGACCGTAAGTGCTTATTCTGTTTGAAAGTAACAGGTCTACCCGGTCACCGGATAATATATTGTTCCAATCAATCTGCCATTTATCTCCAACTTTCTTGATAATTCCAAGATCACCGTACATGCCAGGATCAACAATATCCTTTACAATCCTGTCCAGTATTACAGCCATTCCCTTACGCATACGACTTTCATCACTTATTATATCCTCATCACCGAGTGTGAATTTTCGTGCCGTTAAAACCAGACCGGACACCAAGGAAAATTCTGTAAACTTTCCCTTGTTAACACGTTCCTCAGCATTTTCTTCAACTATCTTTTTTTCTGTGTCTACCATAATTTAGCCTTTTCTTTCTAATCTAAAATATTACCTGTCTGAAACCTTAAATGCCGGACGGGACTTCCCGCCCGACAGAAAAACTGTTAGGTGATTGGTTCTGGATACTTAACGTTGAGGACAATCGTTTGTATCACGACCTCATCTGCTTTGTTATCCCATTGCCCGTGAACATATCGCTTGGTGTAATTGACATTCAGGCGAGTTCTAGCTCTCTCGGAACCATCTCTGTTCTTTTCGACAACATCCATTGTAAACGAAGGATCATTGTCTCCAACACCCTGTTGTGTGCCAATGCCGATTGCAGGATTAAGAGTTTTCTTAAAAAGCTCATGGAGTTCCAAGCTGGATGATTTACCGACTGTCAACGTCACATCATCTACCGTTAACCTGCCCGGTTCTTCATGTGCAACCAATGTACCGCCACCCCAATATTCCACACCTCCGACCTCCATGCCAAGATCAGAACAACTCTCAAACTCTGCTTCTTCCACGCCATCAATTTCAATGGCGAATGCGTATTTATGTGAATATTTATTACTCATTTAAAGCCTCCTTATCCTTCCGTGGTTTCAGATGCAGAAAGCTCGTTTTCAAGAACTCTCGTATCCTTGGTTATGAGCAGAACACCATGAATGATTGGATCGTCATACGACAGTCCAATTCTTATCAATAGTTTTCCCTGTGCCCTGACAGACGCTTTATTCAACTGATCCGATACGTCGAGGAAAAATGCGGTAGCCGGGTCTTTACCAGAAAATGCATCAACATTCATTTGATCTACAAGGAATTTCTGTACCGATCTTTGTACCCTGCGTCTGAGGATGATTGAATTTCTTTTGTGTCGTACCCATTGCAGACCAGATATTAACGATCTTCCGATAAAGATTGTTCCACGACTTTGGGCAACGAACGGGAATGAACCGTCCGATTTTAGGCAATAAGAACCATCGACATATATCGGTCCATCATCACGAGTGATAATGTTAATGCGTTTCGGATCAACGATATCCTTCTTGCCCTCTTTCTCGCAATCGTGCTTACCGTCAATAACATCCTCAAAACCTTTTGCGGTATAGAGAATCCCTTGTTTATCAGTTCCAGCCGGAGTCTTGTAAATTCCACCTTCTCCGTCTGCACCGACACGGGCATACAATCCGGCAATCTGACCGCTTGGAGCAGCAACAGTAGTATCATCGTTTCCGAAAACAGATTTCCACATATTTGTAATTCTTGTCCTCGGCCAATAGACTGCACCAAGCTCTGAAATATTTGTCAGCAATGCAGTATTTGCCAACCAGTCAACAATACCTGTAGCAGACATGGATGCAGGTGGATCAATTACGAAGAACATGTTACCATATTTTACTTCTTCACAGTATTCGACCATTGCCGCAGATACCGACGGAAGGCTTGAATAATGTGGAACGAGTAGAAGGTCAGAAGTGTTATTCCCGGTCAGTGCATATATCCCATTCTCAGCAGCAGAACTTCCAATAAAATCAGTTTCCGCAATATCATCAAGACCATCATCTCCACCAGTGAGGCCACCGAATGTACCGTTGACTGGTCTTCTCTGCAATACCGTACCGGATGTTTCATTATCGACGAATGCAATGAAATTCGATCCGCCAATTGTCGCAGAAATAATATCTGTGGCATATCTGGTTTCATCTTCATCCATAGTAAGATTGGGAAACACCTCTTTTGAGTAACCGTTATCAATAACGGTAAGGTTAAATTCAGATGCGACACCAGACGAAGCGGCAGATATTTTGATCTGCAAATTTGTACCATAAGCTCCCGCTGTTTTTGTCTCGACAGTAGCAGTTACATCGACACCGCCTGCTCCACCAGTTTGAATGACATTGACAAATCCAATTTTAGTATCTGCGGTAGATGCTGCTTTTATCTGTACAGTAGAGTCGGTTCCTGTCCCAATGGACTCAATGGTAATAACGGAGCCAACAGCAGAAGCACTTCCCTCTGTGTCCAACAGGGTATCCAACAGGTCTGCAATCTCATCAGCATCAACAGCATTGATATCAGACACGGTTCCAGTTCCCTGTACTTCTACAGTCGAGAATTGTAGTGCGGCATTGGCAGTTCCACCAGTGACTTCAATATAAGAGCCTGTGCCAGCCTTGTCGGAGCGAATCTGAATCTTGCTTGCACTTACTGTAGCTCGCAAGCCGCTACCCTTTTCGTTAATTATATTGACAATTTCAAGGGCAGTGCAAGCGTCAATATCCACGACTTCAGTTGCCAATATTTCAATCGTTTGGGCGGGTCCTTGATCCACCTTGACAATGATCGTTTGTTCGTCTTCAAGATCGAATGTTTCCGCCACTGATTCAACTGTTGCCGGCAATCCAGTGATTGTTAATGTCTTGTCACCGGACGACACTGCATCATTAACAATCTCTGTTACCAAAGTATCCCCGGTGGTGAGTACAAATGGTTCCGACTCGGTATTGACCAGACTGGCCTTTGAAGGTGCTACTGTATCTGTCGAAAGATCAAGATCACCCTTTACTGCCGTAAGTGATGCTGCACTGTCAATGTTTGTATAATGCACCGTCCTGATAACACCACACTTAGAGCCTCCCTCTTTAAAAAAGAGATAGATGGCAATTGACAGATCGGAATTTACAGTTACGTCACCGAATGTATCAATGTAATCAGGCCATGACGCTAGCTGTGTCCACTGTCCAATCTCTCCACGTTCTGTTATACCGACAAACGTTGGCAGGTCAAACGATTCCTTGTTAATGTTAACCACGCCCGGGGCTTCTCTTTTGGTAATCCATTTGCTCGAAAGCAATTCTTGTGACATTGGTGATTCCTCCTTAAAATTCAGGTAATTGTTGTTTCATTATTTTTTTCCTTGATTCCTTTTCTTTTTCGGCTGAACAACTGGGTCTTTTTTCTCAGTCATGATCTTCAACCTTCTGTTGCCCTTTCCTCTTATCACCTTTTTAAAATCCGGCAACATCCTGATAGATTCATGGACAGTAGCCCTACAGCCGACCGGCAGAATCAAAGTCTTAGGCACTTTGGCTATCTTTTCCTGAACTTTTCTTTCACCTGAAACCTTGTCAACATTGTACATCTTGCGTGATTGTATTTTGCACGTACAGATACCTGCCTTTTTACAATAAATGTTATGTAGCAAAGTAATTGTAATCGGTGCTTTTCCATCGTTAAAGATAATCATAATAAGCCCTTTCTCATTTAGATATTCTTTCCTTGTTAAGCCAATCAGCGGGTAAACCAAAGCTCCATTCGCTATCGGTTCCCGCAAATACCGTATAATCTTCTGTGACTGCCAATGGTTCTTCTGGTGCTATTAGAACCCTATCAATCTGTATCGTTGCAATCCACTGATGCACTATCCCAACACGCTTTGCCACAGGGTATCCGCTTCTCAACAACTGCATTTCATACACCCTGTTTCCTGCGTCCGGGTTCTCTGGATTGATCTCTGTTGTAATATCGTTTACACCCTTCGTCCATTCAAGAAACACCTGCATTAGATTTATTGTTTCGTGAATCTTATCCGAAGCACCGATCACCTGAAATCTCACAGTTGTGGTCTGTGGATCAATAGTTCTCTGCCACTTGGTTTCATCAATACTTGACGCACTTTCCTTTTCATCATTGCTAACCGACATATCATCCTTAATCTCGGACAACATCGGTCCACGCACATATATTGCAGGAAATCTTGCTTCTGGTGCAGGTCTTGAAACTTTCAATGCATCTGGATTCGGATCGTAATCAATTGACGTGCCGATTGATACATTGGGGAATATTGCCCTTTGTAAACACAGTATAAAATTAGCAACCAGCCCCGCCATATGACTTCGGCTAGTAATATCTTTTTGTTTGTATTTGAAAAAATCTTCCTGAGTTACATTTTCACCAGCTACTTCGCCGCCCTCAGTATTAAGGTTTGCCACTCTTACATCTACCGACATTGGCAGATTCTTAGGATCATCACGATATGCGGGCATCTGAAATCTTATCATCTGGTCGGAAATAACTTCGACAGTATTGACCCGGACACCGTTGATCTCAATTTTAACACTCTCTGGACAATCGGCTTCTATCAGGCCACCACCGGAAGGGTCTGGGTATTCTTCTGGAGACAGGGCAAATCCAGTGCCTTGAATATGTGTTGTATACCGTCCCATTGTAAGCCCTGCTGACGGTGCTATTGCTGTGATAGTAGGTACTGCCATGTTATCCAAACTCTTTCATTACATTGCCAATATGATCTTTCCACCTAGCATCAAGTCCCTTTTTCCAAACCTTGAAAACTGGTTTAAGAAATGGACGTGCTGGAATTGAAATTATCAATACATCTTTTTTATCGCCCGACTCCATTGTCGGTTCAATGCCATACGATGTCATCATTGCCATTAGATATTTTCTCACGCTATCTGTGTACGGTATTACAATCGGCTCGTAACCAAATTCATGGACAGCAGCAATATTGGACATTGAGGTACCGTCCTCGGATTGGGCTTTTTTATTTACGCCGACCCATCCTGCATCACCAGACAATTTCCATGTAATAGAACCAAGCAGATCACCGTCAACCATCAATATTTTATTTCTGCCCTTCTTGCCCGCAAACTCCCTTGATGCCAATGTTAATTCTGAAAGTTCGGTAAATGCCTTTCCACCGGGCGACTGACTTCTTATGCCCTTTTTAATACGGCCAGTTAAATCTACAAGCTCGATTCTCATAGCACTCTCAACAGCACGGTTAAGGTCTTTTTCAAAATTGCCAAGAACCCTGTGTGCCGTGTTCCATTGTCCGACTAAGACAGATTGAGCCATGCTATCCTCTCGTACCCTGTGGACGTGGTTTAAATATTGCAACCAATAGATTCACGGTCGGGCTTGCCATATTAAGACCGAACGAATCTGGCTTGATGTTACTCAGGTACATAGTTCCGCTTCCCTCGAATTTTTGTACTGTCTCGCCCTTCTTACTTACAAACGAATCAAGCCTGTCACCCTTCCGCAACATTGGAAGTCCGTCACTTCCAATCAGGCCAAGAGTTTCAAGGTCTTTGCGGAAAAAGATTATTTTAATCATTGAACTAGGATCGTCACCATCGGGAACCAACTGGGTTTCTTTCCAACTCAAAGGCTCAATCTGACAAGTCAGGTTTATCGGGTCCATCTCTTTCCGCAATGAGATACCGACAGCTCCCTCGTCTGGATCGGGAGCGTCAAGTATCTCACGGAATACATCGTCTAACGCACTGCGACCATGTGCTGTTTGACTGGCCGTAGTGACAGGATCATATCTGTAAATAACTGCCGTGAATTTATTTATCAATCTACCTCGCATCACTAAAGACTCCCAATACCGAACGATCTTTGATATCTCGACAGAACACTATCAATATCCCGATCACCCGTAAAACCCTGCGATACCGCAGCCGCATCAAGTGTGTAACTCTGACTATGAGTTTTTTCGCTTGTGAGAAATACCCGTTTGTTTAATTCTTCCCTATCGTCTATTTCTGTAATTTGCGGTGTTTCCCTGTAGACCAATTTTTGACAAACCTTTCGGATAGGATATGGAATTGCTCCCTGACATAAATTTGAATGGTCTGTGTATCCGAATGTTCCAATAATTTGAATGCCCTGACCACCTGCACCACCACCGACATCAGCATCAAATCTGATATGTGAATGCTCACGGTCATCCGGGAACATTAAATTTTGCGATAAGTGACGGGCGTAAACCTCGTATCCGTCATCGTCAATCTCAGTCGAGTATAATTCTGGTATAATGACCTGCTGAATACCGATAATCGGCTCATCGAGAAAGATTACTTTTGACACTACAATATGATCGACATCAATCATCTTGTATTGTGGATGAAACGCACGACCAGTTACTTTGCGGATTAGGTTCGATGCCTCGTTTATTAGCATTGCCATGCGATTGGGATCGTCAGTGTCAGTCATAATTCCCTCTGATCTCAAGTCCCGCAAAAAACAATAATGAGAACCGTCTAATCCCAAATCATAGGGCAATACTTCAAACTCCTCCCATCCAGATGTTGCAACCTCATCTACAGTGATTGTGAGTTTAAATCTGTAAACCAGATCAATATCGGCATCTGCTGGTACAGTCCAAGGACAAACATACCTGCCGGTAGACAAAAAATATGTCTCCAAATTCAAATCTTCTTCGGCCTTGACAGTTTCAATAACACCGTCACTGTCAATTGAGATAATGCTATACAGAATTGAATCTGGATCAACAAACAATCCCTCACGGTCGATTATCATTGCGACAAGTGAAGGATTGTTTACACCAATAACCTGATTTCGGTATAGGCTAATCATTAACCTTTTCCTCTGACTGTAATTGATTTGTTATTTCCAACAGTTTTTTTGACCACTGTTTTGAAGATGATTCACCAATGATTTTAAACGACAATCGTAAAAATTCTGACAATGTATCTGTTGAATCCTTTGGCAATGGAATATCATCTGGAAAATTTGATATTGCTTTCTGGGCAACATCTACCGCAACATCCTTTGGCATATTTATCAGTGCATTCGATGTCTTGATTGCCCCGCTACACAGTGCAGCAGATGAGTAAAGATTGGTCAAAGTTTTATTGTCCATGATTACCTCCGGGACTCTTTCAGCATTTTTTTCAATGCCCTTATCTCGTCATCAAATTTGCGAAAATCCGAATTGTAAAAATCAATTTTCAAACGAGATATTCTGTTGTCAGAGTCATCAAAAATAAAGTAATAATCATCGCTCCTATTGCTACTTGGCTTTTTCATTGAAATCATTTCCAAGCCATTTATTTTCAAAAAAGCGGCAAAGGACAGTTCTGAAACTCTAGTCTCTTTTTTTTCTCCAATATGATTGTCCATTATTTATCGCCTTTTTTTGCCTTTTTGCCAGCCGCTTTTACCCCGGCTTTTTTTGCAGGTTTTTTGCCAGCTTTTGTGGCAGGTTTACGACTCGGCACCCTTGGTCTTTTAACCACAGGGTCGGCAAATTCATTATCGTCAACTAATTCCCCATCGTCAGGATCAATTGTCGGATCAAGGAAGTGGTTATTAACATCATTTGCATTGCTGCTGAAATCTTCGATGCCATTAGTCAATTCGTCTTGTTCCACTCCATCCAAATCCTCATCCTCAAGAACATCATCGGTAAGATTGCCAACATGAGTGGCACTTATTGTCTCCATCTCACGGGATTTCTTTTTCTCTGGCACCAACAAACCACGCTTGGCAATCTTGGCCTTCCTCGGACCACGATAATTCCGTTGTCGTTTGGTAATCATAGCGAGCTTACGATCCTTACGTTCAATGGCTTCTGCATCTTCCCGGGAATAACAAACATCAAACACCGCCGATGATTCAAAATCTTGTGGGTCAATGGTTTTTTCCTCAAGCATTTCCGCATACTCAGATGGAATAACCGTCCATCCATCGTCAACATTAAATGTCATACCGAAAATGGTATACCTCTTGATAACATTGCCTCTTTTTTTGTTCAACTGCTTCAATCTAACTAATGCGTTTTGTTGTGACATTTCTAAACCTTTCCTAATCTGTTATGCGGCATCAGCCGCCTTGTCTTGGACGTTGGACAGAATCTTTTTAAAGTGAGTCCTAACATCCGCCTGAAATCTTTGTAATGAATGAAATCGCTGAATAAACCTTCTGCAATTCTTTCCCTTTTGTTTTAATTCAGAATCCCTGACCATATCAACCAAAGCCCGTGAATATGTATCCCGGTCATCTTGATTCATTTCCACTCCGCCACGGCCAATGATGCGACCCATGCTAATATTCAATATTTCTGACACATTGCCGACATCGGTACTAATACAAGGCACCTCACAAGCCATCGCCTCTAACAATGCTAATGGGGTTCCTTCTGTTAGCGATGTCATCATAAAAACGTCAATGGCAGGGATGTAATTCCACGGGTCTTTCACTAGCCCTGTAATCGCTACCCGGTGAGCAAGATTTTTCTGGTCAATATATTTTACAAACGTATCCATCTGATCTTGATAGTACTTACTCAGTGCAGTTGCTTTCTCGTCAACGCCACCGATAATTAAAAGTCTTCCATTTGGTTCCCATCGCAGACTGCGTGAGAAGATATCAATCATTGTAATCAAACCTTTTTCACCAGATATCCTTCCCAGATACCCGTAGATTGGATCAGTGCTTTTCCAACCATAGCTGCTGATAAGTTTCTTGGCCTCTTTTCGTGGTTTGAACTTTTCAACGTCGACATAATTGTCAATGACCTTGATTCTGTTTTTCCAATGTGGCCTACGACCGACAATTCCGTTTCTCGCATGACCGGAGATGGTGATAACCTCGTCTAAGATACCCTCAATCTCCTTTGGTATAAGTCTGACGGAGAACTCACTATACCCGTGTAATAGAATTGTGATATACGGTGGAGCAGCTTGTTCGACAATTTGCGGGAGACATAGTGACGCAAGTTTTGAATTGTTTATCAGAACAGCATAGGGTAAATCGGCCTTGATAGTTTCAACAATTTTATCAATAGTACTTGCCAAGCTCACCTTAACATTTGAATGAAAGTCCTTTCTAAACACGCCTTCTGCATCCACTGTCAATACGACCGACACTTCAATTCCAGAATCCATTACCAGTGCGTTCGCAATATCTACAGTCATTTTCTCAGCTCCACCGAGAGCCAAACTTTCACCAATTATCATCACACGTTTTCTTGTGCTCTTTAATGGCTTGATTGCAAGCTCTCTTGTAATGCCTTTGGCATCGCCTGAAACAACCTTTTGCCGGACTATTACCACCGGGTCAATCCTATTGGTTAAACCACTTGAAGCAAACTGTAATATGCCTTTTTTGTCCGGTTGCCTGACTTGTATTTGTATCTGATTTGTTCTATCCTTCCACAGGCGACAAAGTGACTCGCTGGAATCAATACGTTTACCGTGAGTTATCCATCTTTCCGCAAGATCAATTGACTCGACTTGTGAATCATATATTTCCTGATCCATCCCGCCACTGGAATAAAATGAAAACCTGTCACAGATAAAAACACCACCGGGGAGATTTAACGGTTTTTCTGAGTTTGGTATATTCTTATCAGATTCTAGTTGTAATGATGGTGCAATATTGTCAGAAATAATCGACTCTGATGCCCTGTCACACAGGTAATAAGTTTTTGGGACTACTAGTATGGACTTCTCTATCGAAAGCGGTTTAAACAGCGATTTTATTGTTTTTGGGGAGAATATAAAACCGGGTTCTGTTGCTAGTATAAAATCTGTCTTAACTCTAGCAGAACCGTAATTGATTAGACGTGCTCTTGACACCTCTGTACCGGGGAGGGGATCAACCTTAAAATATGATGCTTTCTTCCAAGGTACTTCCATGAAAGAACGAAGTATTGAAATTTCCAAGTCTGCCGAATCTATAACGATCACGGCCATAATTCCAGAGTCGAATAATGAACGAAGAGTTTTGGTTACGTTTTCCAAATCTCTCTTGTCCATTACTGGAATTATAGCCGTGGTCATAGATAGTGCTATGTCGGCTGTTAACTGGATTCGTTTTTTCATCCTTCATTATCCAACCATCCAACAGGTGATTATGCGGGTACTAAGTTCGCTGAGATTTTGAACTTGATACCGGAAGTTGCAGTCACCTTCAGGACTGATGCAGTATGTACGCCTTCAACGACAGAAAATGCAATTGCAGAACCTGTAACATATCCCTCGCTGTTCGGGACATAGTGTACATGAATTGCCGTATTGCTTGGAATTGCACCAAGGCTATGAGCAATTTCAGCCTCGCCACCATCGCCAACAATCTCATCGGATACGAACGTTTTTCGCCCGTTAACTTCGGCAATTATGGCATCCATTTTATCAAGGAAATCTTTTGCATGGATTTCTGCAATCCCGGTTCCCGATAATTTCCGCCTGTTAATCACATTCAATGTTGCCATCTGGAACGCTCCTTTCTAGCCGTAAATGCCAAACAGTGTAAAGGTCAGACCGGTCAAATCGACTGCGTTGACAACCTCAAGACCATCAGCAAGCGTCACGATCTTCATCTTGTCGTTTACTGAGTCGTATTGCGGAATGTATGTAATCTGACTTTTCGGTCCCATTAAAACAAATTCACCGGGGATCAATACCGCACCGGCAGGGATGTCGTCGGAAAAATCAACTGCATAACCATCAGTGGGATACGAGTCATCACAAGTGATTGTGAACTTACGATAGTAAATTGCAGCACTGGCCGCATTCCCATATTTATTATCACTTACAAGAGCCATAGTCATATCTATCTCCTTTTCTTTTTAATCGCTGCTAAACTATGCTGCGATTGAATGAGTTTTAACAACAGCCTCTTCTTCGGTGTATTTCACATCGAAACGAACACGGGCGACAACCACGAACACGCCGGCTGAAATATCAACATCGGTTTCAAACTTGACCTGTCTCCAGATACCAAGACGGACGTTTTTCGGGTCGCAGTAGATCATCTCAGTCTCATCATTGCCAACACCAAGATTCTCTGGAATCAATGGAATGGTCTTCAACACACTGCCGCCATAACCGACAACATTGTCTTCTACCAACCACTTGTCACCACCGAGAGTGGCACGTTCTGCTAATGAATCACGGTAATCACGTTCGGTGTTAATCGAAGTCAGGAACATCAATTTTTTGGGATTCCTGATATATTTGTTCGGCATGGTTTTCTGTGTTGCGAGTAGCAAGTCTTTGGAAATACTTGCGCCACCAGCATCAACGATATTGGATACGGCCTGCTTGCGAATACCATCCAAGACAGCATAATCAGGATCGGTGGACGTGGTATCTGCATTGACAACAATATCTTCCATATCAATACCGAAACGATCCTTCATCATTGCCATGACGGTGCGTTTCATACCATCGCCTTCAATGTTGTCCTCGATTACATCATAGGGCAATCTCACCTCGGCTTTAAACTCCTTGGCATCCAATTGAACACTGCTTGTCGTGGGCTTTGAACGCTTCGCTTCAGGTAGTGCTTCACCACCGGATGCCGTATGCATAATACGGTCACCAAAGGCGATCTTTTCCATTTTGGTTTGCGGAGCCTTCATTCCGATTACCATGATTTGTCGTAACAATACCGATTCATCTACGACACCAACGATGAATTTTTTTGCTTGCTCTGGGACAAGATAACCACCATCGGTTGTCAGGTCATCAATGCTAATTTGAGCTTTCGATAAAAGCTGCTGATTACTGTAGGACATGTGTTCCTCCTTTGAGTTCCGTTATTGTAAATTTATTATCTAGTGGCTTCGTTTAAGTCGCCAGACCAGTCAGTAGAATCATTTTCATTATGATTATCTTTCGCATCGTTTACCTGACTGTGCTTTGTCAAAGGCGACCGTTCAAATTTGGCAAGTCTCTTTGAAAAACCAGAAATCTTTTCCGCATTCTCTGCCATTGCCTTACCTAAATCTGCCACCTTGTTAAGTGTTTCATTCAACACCTTAATTTTTGAGTCAAGGTCATTTTTTAACTTCAAGACCTGTTTCAAGGAATCCAAATCAATCCCGGTATTTTTAAAGATAGCTTTTATATGCTCCGGGTCATCCTGTGCCTTTGCCTGTTCTTGCTTTGTATCAGTGATAGTTGTAAGTGCATTTGTCATCAACCCCATCATTTCGGACATCTGGGTCATCCAATGGGATTTCACCGGTTCATCGGTATCATCATCCTTGATAATTTCAATACCTGCCAATGGTGCCAATTGCTCCATAATGCCCATTGCAAATTCTTCACGCTTGTCAATGTCACATTCTGTCAGTTCGTTGACCAATTCAAGAATTGGGATAATATCTTTATCGCTTGCAAATGATTTTTTTGATTTAACGATGGCAAAATTCATACCATTGGCACCGGCACTAACCAGATGAACCTCGTCGATATCCATCTGGCTCAAACGGGTAGCGGTCTTTTTTGCCGGATCGGATTTTGCCTTGCTAATTTTGTTTTTTTTAATTGACATGCTATTCTCCAACCTCTACAGACTCTCTTATACCAAGACCCTCAATTGACCATGCGGCAAGTTCACCCTTTTTGACCGACTCCCATAAATCATCATCATGAATTTTGGCAGCCATAATCCAAGTGCCTTTTTTGTAATCTACTTTGCCGATAGTTATGTCATCCGGGGCAATAAACGATTCGACTGTAGATATTTTACTTTCCGCATTTGTAATATGATTTATGCCGGGTGAAAATCCTTTCATTGCCCAACCATGAGCAGCTTTTCTAATATCATCAGCAGAATAAATATCGTTGTCAAAGTCCGGCTTTAAATCACCGTCAACACCATCGTTAGGCTCAAGCACACCACCAATTACAAACCGTTCCTCAACGCCTTTTTTTACGGTTTTCGTGTAATGGCTCTTAATGGTAATTTCAAGTTTTTGATTTTTACCGACTGTCATTGGAGTAAACGAAACTTCTCGTTTTACCTCTTGTATATCGGTAAAATCAAAACCACCGTTTTCAGTTCTTTTCCAATTAAATTTAAACCACTGATCGGAACGATAGTTGCATACTACTGCCCATCCATCATACACATATTCTGCATAGACGGGACTGTATCCATCGGTATCAATAGGACCGAACTTCCCAGTGCTGGATGTGTACGCTTGAATGGCACTACTTAGTGCATCTCTGAATTCACCAACATCCTCGCCATCATTCAGTAACGCTTTCTCAATTGGTGACTTTGACTTGAAATGTTTGGCAACCCCGGACATTCTCTGAATAGTCCATCCAGCCTGGTTGTCATCTGGCATGGACTTTGTAATATCAGGATGTTCAACCATCCACGTCTTAGCCTCTTCAAGCTCGGTAAATGATTCTTTTGAAAACCGCAGTGATTGAATTTTAGTATCATTCTCTGAACCGACAAGAGTGCCAGTGACAGCAGATACACCGTCTGAAACTGAAATTGTAGTAAGTGAATTTGCTTCAAACTCTTCCGGCGCACGAACTTGGTAACGCCATTGGGTATCAACTTCATCCCAGTCTGGTTTCGATACGAGTTCGAGATATCCAGATTCTTTCACAAGATTGTCTGATAGTAATTCTACTTGTTTCTTGAACTCACCATCTGGCAAAACATTCTTTAAACTTTCAAGAGAAACGCACAGATCGTTAACGGTGCCCTTGCCCAATAAATCAAAGTTTGAAAAGAAGTCAGATACCGATTGAACAAGAGGAGTTAAGTCAGATTCAGAATCGACTTTCAGCAAATGGTCAGATATATTCTGAACATCAAAAACCAGACCAAGCGATTTTCGTTGTAATGAAACCTTAATCGGTTCAGTAGTGCTAGCCGTAGAGATTTTCTTTAAGTCGTCCAGTTTCTTGGCTAGCTTTTTTTTCATTGACTCAAGTGATCTTGACATGGCTTACGCCCCTTTTATTCTTTACGGGTATTCAAATCCCCAGACCAATCAGTGTCATCGGTTCTGGATTTTTCCAAGTCATCTGCTTTCACCTTGTTTGCAGCCTCTTCATCGTTTGCAGCCTCTTCATCGGCCTTATCCTTTTCGGCTTTTTCGGACTCTTCTCTTTTTTTCTTGTCCTCATCGGACTCATCAGCATTGTCGTCTTTGTCAATGCTATTCGATGCATCTTCCAAGCCTTTTACGGCTGCTGTGAGTGATGCAAGCGGATCGACTTCGGTATCGAGAAGAGTGTCAATATCTTTTTCGATATCGGTCATCTTTTCAACCTGCTCATCGGTAAAATTGTCTTCGTCTGCTTTGATTTTTTCAACCAAACTGGTAACTTTGATAAGAAAAGAATTTAGTGCTTTGCGAACTTTAGTCATAGTATCCTCCTGAGTTTTTTGTTCATTTTCTGATTCCAATTCTGGGGAATCAATAATAGTTTCAAGACGATCTCCAAGTGCAATAACACTGGAAATCATTTCATCCTTTGCTATGGAACCACCGGTTATCTGCTCGGCAAGTGTAGCGGATTCTTTTTCGAGAGATTTTAAGGTATCCGTAATTTGCTGAGATTTTTTCACTAACTTTATTTTTTTGGACATGATATTTTTCCTTAAATCATTTCAGGTTTGAACCAAGTACCCTTGTCTTCATTCGGCTCCCAGTTAGAACCATCGAGACTCTTACGCAGTGCTATTGACAGGGTATCTGATATTCTTGACAATGACCATTTTAGATCGCAACGAAATTTCATGATCCAATCAATACAGATATTGACCCTTCTGGATATTTCTTTCTCTGTTTTATAATTAACTGGTGGAACCATTTTGATTGCTACCATCGAACGGGCTTCTGCTTTTTTATAATCAAGATCGCCCCAGAATGACAAGTTGACAGTTTCAAGAATTCTTGCAGCCAATGTCTCAAAAGAACCATGTGCTGAAAACATTTCTTTCAATTGTTTTGTCTTAGCTTTATCAATCATTCTATCTTCCTTGATCTTTGGTAACACTCAAATATCACTATCTAATAAAATGATAACACTCAAAAAAATATTGTGTCAAGAATTTTTATTTTGAATATATTACAGAATCACACTTGGATAGTGCGAATCACACCGATTGTAGTTGTCCTACAATTGCCATGATATGGGGGGAATCCGATCTTGCTTTTACCAAACTTTGACGCTGGTATTTTTTGTTTCCACGTTCCATCAGTGTTTTTTGTTGCCAGTACTCCAACACCGGGAATGCTTATTTCACTCTTATTTTGCTTCATCCAAGGCATTGCAGTCTTAACATATTCATGATCTGGATTGGAGTCAACAGCATCCATCATCTTGATAGTATCACCAACGGAAATAATTTGACCATCAAGAAACTTACAGATTTCAGTAGTTGCATCATCCATCATTGAAAGAACTTCGGCCTCTTCAATTGTTGCCTCCGCATATCCATTAGCCATTGACCGTGACCTTGCACGAGAAACATAGGTTGATGCAACTACATTCAAATACCCCTTGCGGTAACTCTCATAAGTTCCTTCAAGACTGTTTTGTAGAATTGAAGTTATCTCACCTCTTCCAAGTCCGTCTTCAAGACCTTTCTGTACAATCTTGTTTGCCTTGTTTGACAACGATTCAGACCTGTTACCATACGAATCTCTTAGATATAGCCCTCCAGTGTCAGACAGGGCCTTGATTGCCTCTTCGTCCTTTAAACTTAGGTCAAGATCAATGGAAACCTTTTGAGTTGATTTGAAATTTTCCCTAACGCCCTCAAATACATTGATTGAACTACCCTCAATATTCTTATTATATTTTGGTAAGGTTTTTGACAGAATTGAACTGCCGGGCATTGCAGTCCTGATTTCCTTCATTACCGCATCAATTGTGGATTGGGACTTTAGCCAATCGGTACCAGCGGTAGCCCTAATAATTTTAGTCAACTGAGAGGCATCTGCCGGTAATGTTGTTTTTTCCAATTGTCTACGCAACTGATTCTGAATACTGGTTAACCCGGCTGGAGTCATTGGATTGGCCTTTGTTATCCTAGAATATCCTTTGTTTAGATTGGAATATTTTATTTCGTAAATTTCTTCCATATCGGCAATAATTTTTTCAAGTGCCTCTTCTGCCGATTGCACTTGAACGGCCTGTACCCTTTTCCATACCACAAGCTCTTTAACCTTGCATACAGGCGTTGCTAGATTTATTTCACCGTATATTTTGGCAATAGATTCAACAGATTTTTTAATAGACGAATCATCAACAGATTTAACTGGATAATATTTAAGTATTTGCCCACCACTTTCCGCAATAACTCCATGATAGAAAGCGGTTGGCATATTGGCACTGGTAGCACCTAGTTTGATGATAGCAGTATTGATATCATTACCGAGTTCGTTATATGGCAGCGATGTAAAAAATCCAGAGGTTTCCTTTTTAGAAATAACTGGATTGATTGATACTAGAGCTGATTGTGATAAAATATGATTCATTTTGTTTTTTCTACAATCTTTCCATCAATCACATTCCACGAAAAACCACATTTATTGCAATTGCAACTTAGCTCTTGGTCTACCGATGGATTATCATTATCACCACGAAAAGTTATTTTAGGCCACATTGCCATAACGCCACACAATGGACATGTGCCTACTGCTACAATAGCATGGCTAGTTCTAATTCTGGTTATTATTCCGGGCAATGGTATTCCATTGAAATTTTCATGATTTATCACATCACTTACAGTAACAGTATCAAACAGTAATTTCCTTCCCGGTATCTCTGTATTTGCCTGTGGAATTCCAGTATTGTCCAACATGGAGTTTGCAACTGTGCTTGATATACCAGAACCGCAATCGGTTTTTCTTGAAAGTTTCAAGCTCATTCAATTGTTCCGTCAATATTCATACCATCAACCTGTTGTGATATTTTTAATTGATCGTCCTGTCTTACTTTCGCAGTAGTGTTTTTCAATCCCTCAATAAGATCGCTTAAAGAATTAACTGCATCCGACAGACTGCTATCATCTGAATTTTGCTCGGTATCCTTATCCTGTTCAATGTCATCATCTTTATCGCTGTTTAAAGCTGTGTCTTGCTCGTCATCTAGCATAATAGGACTCATACCACTTGGTAGTATTCCCAGTTTAGTTATTTCAAGCGGCTGGTTTGCCCAAAACTCATCACTTGACGGATATTGTTTTTTAAAGACCTGTGACAATAACGATCTTGCTTCATTTGGACTCAGGCCAGCAACACCTGATATTTTTGCAATCATATCGGTAATCGACAGCGGATCGGTAGTCTGGATTCCATTGGACTTAAACTTAACCAAATACAATCCCATGTCACTAATAATTTTGTGGTTCATAATCCAATCGAAGTCGAGTCGTTCTGGTCCGAATACCTGTTCTTCCGCAAACTGCAATGTAGCCTTTGCACTGGCCTTGTTTACATCTTTTACAACACCACGTAACAATTGCGGCAATCTAAACGTAGCACCTATCTTGCCAATGTTATTATCATCATATGTCTGGAAATGACCTTCCTTGTTTATCTCAGATGTAAGTCTCTCTATCTGTAGCTTGACCTCAGATGCTTTTCCGTCAGGTCCTATGTTTGGATTACCTTGTAACAGCACTGCCGAATGGAAATTCTTACGTCCCTTTACCCTCTCGGAGAAGAAATCTTGTAATACGTTTTTTGACTCTGCTGTTAACTGACCACCGGACATCATGAGTATTGCAGGCGGGATTGCTTTTTGATCAAAATAATCAAAATTGACTTCACCGGCAGCCCGTGAACCCATAATCTCCAACAGTACGCCTATCCAACGTGGTATGCCATAAACAGAACGAACGGACGGAACCTTGAAATGAATAACCTCAGTAGCCGGAGAATCATTGTCACGTATTCCATCGGCTTTCATCATATGTTTTTCGGTTTCAAATACTCTGCCAGTCTGTTTCGACATTACCCGAGGATCGCCGAATTCCTTGAAATAAACAACATCGTTATCAACCTCTACAAGGTATTTGTGAAACATTTTTTGTTCTTGAATTTCTTCAAAATGAATTGGTGAAATCCATCTTTTCTCATTCACCATCACGGGTTGTCTGATTATAGAACAAACCCTTGTCTGGACAGATGGCATGAATTCAAGTTTTGATGCCCTGCCTGAATTATCTCTCAGTATTTCCCAGTATGCGTTACCAGTGATTTCCTTATCACTTCCAGTCAGTCTGCATAGTGATACAAATGATTGATCGGACGTACATGATTTAAAGAATGCTTCTGCAACAAATGTCTCCCTTTTCATTTGCAATCTAATAGCCTCAGTTTTATCCTCGACATCCTTGTCCTCTGGTTCTGTGGGCATATCACCCACGGAACCTTCTGTTACCCACATATCAAGGCTCTCTGCCCACATAGCATCTGATATGATTTGGTTTATACCCTCCGCATCAATATCAATCGCCGGTTCAATTATCCAGCCAGTACCGTAGATATTGACAGCATACGCATCCACCATCTGTCTTAGACAGTTTGATTTTTCAAACGTTGCCACAAGCTGCTTTGGTGCATAGGGTATTGGAATGGCACCATGTTCGTGAAACCATTTGTCGGCAGACTCCTGACCGATGAAGGGCTGATTTGACGATTTGGCCGATCCCTCATCCTTGCCACCGAGAGCTTTTGCTACAAACTCACCACCTTTTTGACTTCTGCTTTTTTTACTCATGTTTTCCATCCTTGTCATCGTCTATAACAGCCTGCATATCAGTCATTGTTTTTTTTAATTTAGCTTGTTTTCGTTTTGGTCCTATGTATTTCATCCAACATATTGATAACATGGTAAAGCATAAAATTGCAATCATGAATATTAGACCAAAGGACACGTCTTCAACCCGCATGTTGAAACCGTCAAGGCCAACCGATATTTCAGTGCTTTCAAGGGAATTTTCATTATAGTAATCAAGCTGCTTGTTTTCAATAATACTAAGATTAGACATTGAAGCAACATAGTCTTTATATGCTTCATTCGCCTTCGTCAATGCTCGCATTTTGACTGTGTACTCTTCATATTGTTCTATAGTCCACAACTGTTCATTGACAGGCATGTTATTTATCCAATCAGTTTAAAGTTTATGTAAAGAAGAGTTTCCAAATCTCATAACAAAATTGGTTGCATCGTTTACTCCCTTGATTGCAAACCAAACATAGTCCGAAGGGCAATGATAGCCCAACGGATTGTAAGTTGAATTACAAAATATTAGTTTCGGTAAACAAATTGAACACCCTTGTTATCAATGGAATTTGCCGAAACAATATCGGACGATGCCTTATCTGG